TTATTAATAAAGGAGAAACTTACGTGCATTCTAAGCCAAATGCGAAGGCACAAAAAGTCACCTATCTGCTGGATAGTCGTGAAATGACTTCCGAAGAAATAACTCAAATGAATCCTTATCTGCGTCATCGTGCAGCAGCGCCAGTTCCCGTAATGGATGTTAAGCTAAACAACATTAAGGAGATCAAAATCGACAAACAGCACTTCATCATTAAGTAAACAACATTTCTTAACAAACCAAACTACTACTTATGCCAAAATTACGTATTGGTTGCCCAGCATATAAAACTGATACTTCTATCGGCGTTGGGGTAACGCACCTAGAATTCATATCTCAATATGGAATTCCACGAATAATACTTCCTGAAGAAGAGAACGTAGATATAGACGCTTTATATCTTCCTGGAGGTCTTGACGTAAATCCTTCTTCCTACGGAGAGATTCCTGGTTTTAAAACTTCTAATACGGATGTTTTCAAGCAGTTCTTCTTTGATAAGCGTCTTCTGTCTTATGTAGACAGACGTATACCGATTTTTGGTATATGTGCCGGGTTAAACTAAAATGTTGGGACCCACTATAGAGTGATCTGTAGTTAAAAACGAGGTGAATTCATGGAACGCTAAAGAGAAATCTATGCCAATCATGAGCTAAATTTAAGCGGAAACGCTTTTATAAGTGCAACGACTAGAAGTCGAGACTAAATCTTCTGTAATAAATTTTATTTCAGAAAACACGTCAGTAATACTTCCAAGAGCGCCTTGATCTTTATAAAAAGTAATTAATTTTTGAATATTATTAATAAAAGTTTGAAGTTCATCAATACTAGCACTATTTTTCATAGCATTAGCTTTTCTAGACATTATCACGATATTTCCTTTAACATATCCTTTTGTATTGTCTATTCTATCTACTGAAGCTCCAACTTGTGTATTTGGATCTTTTCCATATGATAATTTAATTCCTAAAATAGGACAATGAGTTGGTAGATTTAAATCATCAATTGTAAGATTAAATTCAAGATTTCTAGCTTTAGCGGAATGTCTTAAATTGCGTAACATTAGACTTTTTAAAAGCGTAAGATTATCAAAGTATTTTTTAATTACATTGTTAGTTTTTAATTTTAGTCGCCTATTTCTAATGTATTCTACTTGCTTGTGATTAATACCTAATTCTCGACTAATTTCTCCATCATTTAATCCCTTATTAACTAATTCAGTTATTTGTGGGCCATATTTGATACTAGAGGTTCGTCTAGGAAGTCCTAAATCATTTCTTAATTTATCAACAGATTTTCTGTTTATCTTAAGAATTTCGCTAATTTTGGTGTTACTAAGTCCTTGATAATACAATTCAAGAAAAAGTTCGGAGTTTGTTGCCATATAAAAATATACAACAATTTTCTGACATTAACAAATATTTTATAAAGAATATGATATAGTCTGAACACATATGAAAGTATGTGAATCTAAGGATAAAGAGCCTTAGAGATAACAATTGTCAACAATTAGCAGTAATGTTTGGGTATAAACTTAAGCAAAATTTCAAGTGGCATCCACAATCTCGCGATCGCTGGGAAACCGGCCATCCTATTCAAATTGTAGGACATGAAGTTGTTATTCGCAAGGATAAAAATGAAAAAGAAGATCTTGCAAAATTAATGCGTGTAAACTCTCATCATCATCAGGGAATTATTCACGATCCTAGTAATGAGCATTTAACAACACTTGCTTATTATGATGATCATGATGGACGAATTGTTGAAGCTTTTCGGCATAACATATTACCAATTATTGGTATACAATGGCATCCGGAGGAGCTTTATGATGAGTATTCTGATCAACTAATTACAGAACTTCTTGGTTTATGAGTTTCTACAAAAAATACTTTGGAGAGGGCTGGGCAAAAGTGCTCGGCCCTTTTCTTGAGTCAGAGGAATATAAAATTATTGGAGAAGCCTTAATTCCTATCCAGAAGAAGGTGACTCCAGAGTTATCTCAAATCTATCGCTGTTTCTTAGAATGTCCTTGGGAAAGATTACATACAGTAATTCTTAATTTGGGCCCCTATTCTCAACTTACAAAAGACGGAATTAGAGTAGCTGATGGATTGGCTTTTTCTGCAAGAAACTCAGAACTAGCTCCCGTTCAGTTAGAGACGGTTCATCAAGTTCTAGACGAAACAGTTTATGCTGGACATTATACGCCAGTACCACATTGGAATTATGAACAATCATTAGCAGGCTATGATCTTAAATCATGGGCAAATCAAGGCATTCTTCTTTTAAACTGTAGTCTTACTACTTTAATAGGGAAAGAACACGAACATTTAGATCTTTGGCATCCCTTTATAGAATATATATTATCTATGATTAATTCACAAAAAGATAGTATAGGTTTTATTATAATAGGTTCTCCTAAGATTGATATTAATAAGCTTTTAACTAACAATACTTTTTATAAATGTACTTGCGAACCTATTATGGCAGCTAAATACATGAATAGACAATGGTTTCATAGAGATTGTTTTAAATCTATTCATGACTTTCACCGAAAAACTAATAATATTGAAATTAAATGGTAACATTATATAAAGGAATTCGTACTACAACTGAAGTTTTAGTAGATATTAATAATGCTTTAAAAAAGACAGCTCGTGTACAGTTACTCGTTAAATTTTCTTCTAAACCGGATTGGGAAAATTATGATTTATGGATGTTACCGGGATGGACACAGGGTGATCTTTATCGTCAGGCCTCAGCAAAACTTGATAAATTAAAACTAACAAAAATACTAGGAGTCTTTGAAGAAGCACGTTTCGGAAAAGTAACTCAACTTTAATATGAATTCTACACACGCAAAAGAAGGACAACGTGTTCTTTTTAAAGGGGACATTTCAAAATATGGTAGTGATTATCAGATTATTTGTGATAAGAAGATTTCAGGACTTTTAGCTAACTCTCAAGAGAAAGCTAAATATTATTGTGGCTCCCCAGATTACGCTTTAGTAATCTATACAAAGGTGGCGCCTTTTTTAAAAATAAAAACCCAACTCATTAAATGGGAAGATATAGATGAGGTTCCAGATTCTTATCAAGAGTTTAATAATCTCTTTGAAAAAGAAATTTCTGTGAGAGTTGCTAAGTTTCAGTCACTTTATAAGACAGAATCTACGACTAGTTATAAAGATCACACCTTCTTCTGGGAAGATAAAGGATATTTTTCTACAATTTATAACTATGCAGATAAAGGCGGAGAACTCATTTATCTTCAACAATGCTGTGCTTTTACTCGTACTACTCTTCCTGTACAAATATGGATTCCTAAGATCTGGTTAAATCTTTATGAATACTCAGAAGCAGATATTCTTAAATGGTTTGCTTTTCTTAAAAATGCTATAGGATATGAGTGTGAATGGTTGAAAGACTGTGATCTTTCACAAGGATTTGTTTCTAAAGTAAATAATAAAACTGGTATTACAGAAGCGCCTAGTACTGATCCTATGAGAATACTATCTGTTTATCAAAATGGACTTACTGGATTTAGCTCTGTTAAGTTTAAAGCTTCCACAGAATGTTATTTAACTTATCTGAATTTCATCTGTCTTCGTTATCTTTATAATGATTCTTATTGGAATATTCCTGGCCTCGCTATGCAGATAAAAGATGCTCTTGGAGATCGTGTTTCTTGTTGGGAGGCGCTTCTTATGGCACATCTTTATAAACAATATGATGGTTATTATTGTTTAGTTCAGAATCAGTTTACTTCTGAATTAGATAAGACAGTAGTAGTTAATCCTTTCCAGAAGAAAGGTGATGTATTTACAAAATTAACAACAACTTGGCAAAATAAGTCAATGAATACCTCTTTTGAATATATTAGAGGAAAAGTTAATACCACAATCCTCACAGAATTCTTTAAAAAACAAGACTACGTAGGACTTTATAACTATCTACGTACTATAATCCCTGAAGAGAAAAAGTAAATGGAAGTAAAAAAGCAATTAATACAGGATTGGACGTGGGGCGGAGATTGCGAGTGGTTTGTACAAGATACAACTACTGGTAAAATTCTAACTGCAGAAAATCTTGTAAAAGGAACAAAAAAGGATCCTTATCACTTTGATCCAGAAAACAAATATCACGCAACCTCTCTGGATTGTGTGCTTGCGGAAGTGAACACCAACGTAGTGCAATCTCCATTAGAAATGTTTCTTTCTTTGGAGAAACTTCGTAACTATATTAACTCTACGCTTCCAAGTGGTCTTACTACTCTCGCTATTCCAGCCGCACGACTAGAGGAAGATCAGTTACAGAGTGAAACCGCACAGATTTTCGGTTGTGAGCCTTCACTTTGTTGTTATCATGATGAAGAAGTTATTCCTCATCCAACAGGAGATAACCTTCGTAGTGCAGGAATGCACTGGCATTATGGATATAACTCACCAACGCCTGAAACAAATCGTGATCTAATTCGTGCTCTTGATTTATTCTTAGGTGTGCCAAGTATTCTTATCGAGCCAACTAATGAACGTAAGAAAGTTGGTTATGGTTGTGCTGGTAACTACAGAAATACAAAACCAGGTGTAGAATATCGCAGCTTATCAAGTCACTTTTCTTCTGGAAAGAACCTAATAGAATGGTGTTTTAGAGGTTCAGAAAGAGCAATAGCATACGTTAACTCTCGTGAAGTAGAAAGGATCTATGATATGGGTGAATTAATTCAACAAACAATTAACCAAGAAGATAAAGCACTTGCAGAGATGATCTGTAAGGATTTTGGAATAGAGTTGGTTTAACCTGGAGGATTTATTTGGTAATGTCAATAAATTGTCGTATATTTTTAGTGTACCAACACTAAAGAAATGCCAGAGTATTATGACATCAGTCAAGAACTGAGAGAACAAATACAAAATCTTCAAAAAGAAGGTTTAGGTAGAGTTCAAATTGCTAAAAGACTAAATACAACAGAGGGAATTGCTCGTCTTTGGATAAAGAAAAGTAATTGCAATTATAAACCCTTCTCCATAAAAACTGTTAATTATAATCCGTTTGAAGATCTAGCTAATCCTGAAGTTCAGTATTGGCTAGGTTGGATTGTAACTGATGGAAACTTACACGATAAGAGAATAAATATTACTACTACATTAAAAGATTTAGATGTCGCTCAAAACTATTGTAAGTTTTTAGGCATAGAAGAGTCCAAAATAATGTATTATAAGAATAAAGACAAAAATTGGGATACTAGATTAACAATTCGATTTGGGCATAAAGAAACATTTGATTTTCTCAAAAGTTTAGGAATTACAGAAAATAAATCTTTAACGATTGATCCGAACATAACATTTACAAATGAATTTGTACGTGGGTTAATTGAAGGGGATGGTCATTTTGGAATTTCTAGGAATAAAGTATCTTGTGTTTTTTCTAGTTCATCTAAAAAGTTAATAGACAAATACATTGTATACTTGAATAAAAATAATATACAAGGTTGCTTGTCTATTACTAAACCACACGATAATGTCCATACACATTATCGAATGCAATTAAGCGTTAAAGCAACTATTAAATTAATTAATCTAATTTATCCTAATGATTGTACTTTATATTGTAAACGAAAGTTTGAAAAAGCACAACAAATAAAACAACTAATTGAGCAAAAGAAAAATATACTGCATTAATGGCAGTACAGGATATGCAAACTGGATGGAAGGCGAAATAGTAGATACTATGGAAGAAGCCGATCTAGTAGTTGCTGAAGGTGGTAGTGATGTTCCATATCAGCACTACGCGAAGAAAGGACATCCAGCAACTTGGGGTTATTCTCGTGGTGATCATGAGTATAATGCACTCAAAAAAGCAATATCTCTAGATAAACGTATCTGGGGAACATGTAAAGGGTTAATTTAAAATGTAGCCCTTTTAAAATTGAGCAAAAACGGTGAAGGCTTAACTGCTAATACCGTGCTAAATTATCAAATTACGAAAAGGTTGATAATCAGTGTAACGCATAGAAGATGAATAAATATAATTCTTCCAAGAGTGCTCAACAATCATTAGATTGAAAATATATGCTGAACTTATAGGAAACTATAAGAACTAAGGGATAAAAAGCCTTTAGGATAACAAAATGTACAATGGGCATGTGTTCTAGCAGGAGGTACGTTAATTCAAGACTTGTCTCATCCTTGGATGCATCCAATAGTTACAAAAGAAGGTGATATATTACAAGTAAATAGCATGCATCATCAGGCGATCTATCCTTTTGATTTACCAAAAGAGGATTATCAACTTATAGCTTGGGCAGAGAATTTATCTGAACATCATGAAGATGGTGATATGCAAGAAATGAATCCTCCAGTAGAACCTGAATTATGTTATTTTCCCAAAATCAAATTTCTAGGGTCACAATATCATATGGAGGCAATGTCTAATACGAGTGATGTAGTAAAATATGGTCGTAATCTATTAGACAGGTTTATGGCAGGAGAACTTGATACCGAAGAAGTTCGTACTATTTCTGCTGAGGAAAATTCAAAACTTTAACCTATGAAAAACAAATTAGTTCCAGTAAAGAAATCTCTAACACGATTTAGGACTGCAGTATATTCTCGCCACAATACTCATCGTCCTCTAAGAACGTTGTTGCCTTTACTTCCTTTTAGATCTTGTCTACATATGGGCAGTCAGACCAGTATTCAAGATTCTATCCAGAAAGGAGGTCGACGAGTAGAAATCAACTCAGTTCAAGGTGTACGAAATAGTGCTTCTAAGCTCTTAATGAAGCAATGTTTTCAAAAAGCTAAAGTAAAAACAGCAGATTGGTATTTATATCAAGGAGGAAAGTTCTTTCAACAACTTGACACCCCTAAGGAAGTAGATATTAATAAACTTCCTTATCCGATTATTGCTAAGAGTCATTACGGGAGCCGCTGCCAGGGTAACTACAAACTCGATACAGCAGCACAACTCACCTCTTTTCTGGAAAGGCACACTCCTTCTAACTACATCTTCGAAAGATTCTATAACTACTCTAAAGAATATCGTCTTCATATAACAGAGGACGGCTGCTTCTATACTTGTAGAAAGATGCTTAAGAAAGATACTCCTAAAGACAAACAATGGTTTAAAAACGACTCAAATTCAGTATGGATCTTGGAAGAGAATCCACAGTTTGAGAAACCAGTGAATTGGCAGGAGATAGTTGATGATTGTACAAAAGCAATTGTTGCTGTAGGATTAGATGTAGGATCCGTAGATTTACGTTGTCAAGGAGCAACTGACGAAAAAGGCAATACACGTAAAAGTTGTGACTGGTGTGTTATAGAAACAAATTCTGCTTCGGGGATGGCTCCTATCGTATTACAAAAATATATAGATATGATCCCAAAACTTGCAACAAAAATAGCACAAAAACACGGACTTCTAAAATAAATTTGGTAGATTGAAATAAATAGCGTATATTCTTGTATAAGGATATACAACTATGAAATGCATTTATGCTATAATCAATCTAGTAAACGGTAAGAAATACATCGGAAGTACTAGCAATTTTGCTCGAAGAAAGCAAAAACATCTTAGTGAACTTAAACGTAATAAGCACCACTCTGAGCATTTACAACTAAGCTATAATAAACACGGAAAAGATAATTTCGTATTTGTTATCTTACAAAAATTATCTTCTGAAGAAGACATGAGGAAAGTAGAACAATTATATCTAGATAAATATCAGACTTATGATAATAAAATAGGTTACAATATGTCTACTTCTTCAGGTTTTCCTAAAGAATGTAATCCTGAAGTAAGAAATGTTTATCAGTATTCATTTAATGGTGATCTAGTTAAAATACATAAAAATTGTACTATAGCTGCAGAAGAAATTGGATGTGCTGGTGGAGGAATATCAGGGTGTTGTCGAGGAGAATATAGATACTATATGGGATTTGTCTGGCTTTATAAAGAAGATGTTAATCAAGAAAATCTTGAACAACGTCTCTTTCTTGCTAATAATAAACCAAGAGTATCTGATGAAACTCGTGCAAAAATGCGAGAAAAGAAACTAGGTAAAGCTCAGTCTATTGAGGCTAGAGAAAAACATAGTGCCTTATTAAAAGGAAAAACACCATCTAATTTGTCTGCTATTCAACAACTGAGACGAGTTTCTGTTTATGTTTATGATAAAGATCATAACTTTATAGAGGAGTTTGAAAGTGTTTCAGAATGTAATAAAAAATATCCAACAGTTAGACAAGGTCTAAGTAAACCTTTTAAAAAACCTAAACAGTTTTACTTTTATCGTGAAAAATTAAAACAAGAATAACAGATAGAAATAGTGCCAACTGATTAGTAAGCAATAGGGAATAGTAATTACTTCCGTCTATAGACCGAAAAGGTATCACGCCAACACTGTCTGTTATTATAAAGCAAAACAGTTTAATATTATTTAACAAAGTAAATAGGGAGAGTGCTTTATTCGTCTAATTGTAAGACACCTATATTGATCATTGCGGAATCACTATTTCGTTAATAGTATAGAGCAACCCCTATTTATTTTTAACAAACATAAACTATGACAGTACTTACTTATTATCTGTTAATTCAATTAATTTTAAATCTTACTTTCCAGAAGAGAGGTGGATTTGCTCTTTGTGGAGTGTTCGCTGTAAGTTTGATTAAAGGTGTTTCTAAAGAACAGGCTCGCATTGCCACTCAAAAACTTAAATTACTTGGTACACTTATGTTTCCAAGTAGAGGTAAGGATGCATGTGGTATTTTTGTAAACGGAAATATCATTAAAGGTGATAAGATTGGCTCAAAAGACACTACTGAATTTGATGACTTTCTAATGCAAGAAGAGTTTACTTGGCCACAACTTGATATTACAAAGACTAATATTATGTTAGGTCATGTTAGAGCAGCGTCTTATGGTGTAGCTAAAATAGATGCTAATACTCATCCTTTTCACATTAAAGGAGAAACAGAGAAGGATGATATTATTCTAATTCATAATGGGACCCTTTCCAACCACTGGACTCTCTGCAAACAATATGAAATAGATCATGTAGATCTTCATATTAACTCTGACTCTCTTGCATTAGGACATCTTTTAGTTAGAGGCGGCACCAAAGTTCTTGAAGAATATCAAGGAGATGCAGCTCTTATCTGGACTAAGCCTTCTCAACCTAATACTTTATGGGTTTATCATGGAGCTTCTCTTAAGAGTAAATGGGATAAAACTTTAACAGAGGAGCGGCCACTTTATTATATGCATACTGAAGAAGGTTGTTACTTTGCTTCAGAGGCACGTTATCTTAATGCTATTCGCGAATCTGATAAAGAGAAACCAGAATGGCTTAAGATGAATGCTGTTCTAAAAATTACTAATGGTAAATTCTCTAAAGACTTTGTTACTATTAATCGCGAGGAAGCTAATCTCAATAAAGTATATAGTTCAGATTATTACCAGCAAGGAGAGATTGGTTATCCTTCTCAGCAACGTACTTCAGAACGTTCAAGCTTTTCTTCAGCTTTAAATAATATTGGTAGAAATGTTATAGAGGAATCTCGAAAGAGAATTGCTTCTAAAGCTACTGGATTAGAGGTTCCAAAGACTAATATTTGTTGGGAAGAGCCGGCGCCTAAGATGACACTTGCTCAATCTGGAAAGATTTATACTTTTTTTCATAAAGGCCGTTATTACCTAAGTACTGGTGATTTTATTCATGGCCAACAATGGATTGCAGATCGCGGAATTGTTCATTCAGAACAAACTGATAATAGTACTTGTTATTGGTTTTGGAGAGGTGTAATGTTAAAAGATGAACCTTCTTATCGTAGTCTTTCCAGAGAGGCGGCTTTACCTAATAGTTGGTTACTTTCACCTGAGAGTAATTATGCTTGTTATATGAGTCGTTACTCTAAAGATCCTGTTTGTAATCTTCTTACTGAATGTATTGATGAAGATGATTATTTCAGATTCTCTTGGTATAAAGATGATGCTCGCGCTTTAGTAGCGAACATTACTCCCCTGTTTTCTGGAAAGACCTATATTATAAAGAATGGTTTCTTACAGAGAATAGCAGATAGTGATTCTTTCCAGAAAGAGGATAATTGTTTTGATATAATCTTTAAAGATTTATCTGAAATGATGAATACTCTTGAGGATAATGAAGTTGCAGCGATAGAAGCTTTTATGTTTGATGAGATGAAAGCAGAAATGATTATTTCTCCAGACATAAAACAAGTTCAATCTGAGGTTTGGTGTTTAATTAAGAACGAACTTCCTAAGCAAAAGACTATTCGTGAGATTCTTAACGATAATGATAATGCTTTAGAAGGTTATCTTAAAGTATTGACTAAACCAAAAGAAGAATCAGAGACTTTAACTGATGATGAGATAATGTTTGAAGCTTATGGTTATTGTGAAATAGCTTCGTCAGAAGCTAAATTACCACCTTGGGAGTTTGTGAAGGATAACTTTAACACTAAAGCAGCAGCAAAATCTAGATTTGCTTGTGTAACTGCTGAATCAGATATGAAGGAGGAAGAAGAGTTTAATGATTATGAAGCTCTTTATGATGCTTACCAAAAGTTTAATAATCCTTCTTCTGGAAAGCTTGCTCAAGAAGCCATAGACGAAGTTCTTGCTCAACACGAATCTAATCAAATTGAAGCTCATTCCGAAGCTTGTGATAAAGTAGAAGAACTTCTTAATAACATAGAAGAAACCGCAACCATTACAGATGAAATGGAACTAATTAAAACTCCATACGCTCAACAAATAACACAAGCAATGCGTAGAAATATCAGAGTAACTAAAAAAGACATTGAAAAACTCGCCGCAGATCATCACGATGACTCTAATTTTAAAAAAGTAAATCAAACTAACGCTGAGTGATTCTTTATAAAAATGACCAGAGCCTTCCGCTTAAAGTCATAACAACAGTAAAAGGAAAAAAAGAATACAGAAGGAACTGTACGTTCATTCAAGAAAAGTATTACTTAAAAGAGGAAGACGCTTTTTTAGTAAATAACAAGTGGTATCGGAAGGATTCAGGTAAAATTGAGTTTGATCATGAGGTAAAAGCTTGGGTATTAAAAAGTGAAGTTAAACTCTTCAACGGTATAATTGATATTACTTCTTCAGGTTCTCCTGTAATGGGGCACTTTTCTGCAAATCCTTATAAGAATGTAGATTGCTGGTACGATGGAAATACAGTAAAAGCTCAGAATAGTGACTTCTTAAAGAAGCACGGATATTTTGAAGATATTGGCTTCTGTAAGTGGTACCCGCGAACTAAAGTTACTGATCAGCAGTATCAAAAGATGATTTCTATCAGAAATGAGGTAGATCATCATCGTAAAGGCTATAATATTGAGGACAACAAAGTTGAGTATGAACAAAAGAAACTAGCTTATAAAGAGTTTCCTACTGAGATTACAAAAGAAGTAAGGAGATATGCTAGGTTTCTTGGAGACATTACATATGGATTTGAGATTGAAGCAGATCAGGGTAACCTGGATGAGCCAACACAAAATAAATGTGGTACTGTTATCTGTAGGGATGGCTCAATTCATGGACCAGAAATTTGTCTAGTACCAATGTCTGGTGCGAAAGGAGTTCAAACTTTAGTAAATCTTGCTCAAGAACTTCAAAAACGTGTTACCATAGATATGTCTTGTTCAGTTCATATTCATGTAGGAAATGTTCCAGTTGATCGTAAGAGTCTTGTAGTATATTATGTATTATTCTATAAGATACAAGATGAACTATTCAAAATGTTTCCTTATTATAAAACAGATTGTCGTGGTTTAAAGAAAAAGAACTACTGCCACAAGCTAAAGAAGATGTCTATACATCCTCTGGTAGACTGTTCTAAGGAGGGTTATGAAAGTTATATTGATGAGGTTTATGTAAAACTCTTTACATTTCTCTCTTGTGGAACGCCCCCCTCTGAAGATACAAATCGTGGACATTTGCAGCATCCCATAAGGGACAAATGGAGTAGGGACTCAAGATATTTCGGACTTAATCTTATTAACACAATTTTTCATCCGAGTAAAACAGTAGAGTTTCGTCTCTTTACCCCTTCGCTTTCTGCATACAAATATACGATGTGGTTGTATTTTGTTAATAGCTTTATTAAATATGCAGAACACAATGCAGAAGCTATTCTCACTGCTAAAAAGAAGATATCTATCTTAGATGTTTTCTCTTATTATCAGTCAGCCTTTCCAGGAAATGAGGATGCAATCTTCTTAACACGTTATCTGTGTGAGTTTTATGAATCACAATGTAAACGTTTTGCAGCAGATAAAGCTAAGGAAGACTACATAAGTGAGCACGATATACGCTTAGATTCTAAGTTTGAATTTAAAGTGGATGGACGAGCTTTGTTTTAAGAATTTAGAGAGTAAACCGATTTAAGGATAAGGTGGCCGGATGTGTCCTTTACAAATCTGCAGGTCGCAACTGCTAGACAGAACTTAGCCAACTCTCTAATTTATTTTGGTAGTCTCAACTTTTTGATGTATATTTGCATATGAGCAAATGGTTACACCAAGGAGTTGAGATTACTTCTTTAGAACAAGTCCCAGAAGGTGCCGTGGGATTTATATATCTTATCACCCATTCTTCTGGAAAGTATTATGTTGGAAAAAAACAGTTGTTTTCTTCTAGACGTACTAGACTAAGCAAACGTGAGAAAGAGGCTACAATGAGCCGTAAAACGTTTAAAACAACTGTTTCTGAAAGTTCATGGCTTGATTATTGGTCAAGTTGCAAAGAACTCCAACAAGAAGTAAAGGAATTAGGTGAAGAACACTTTCAACGAGAAATAATAGAATTTTGTTTCTCAAAGAGAGATCTCAATTATCGCGAGGTATGGCATCAGTTTCGATTAGATGTATTAGAAAATAACACATATAATGGAAACATAGCTTCTCGCTGGTTCAAAGTAAAAGACAAATGACAGCATTAGAACTCGAAGACGCCTTACAGCGACTTCGTCAGATCCAGGAAGGCGTGGAACAAACTCTTTATAAGACGCGTGAGTATACGCTTAATGTAAGAGATGTTCTTTCAGCAAAAGAAGTGTTTAAAGAAGATATTTTGGAAGAATCTGAACTTTTAGTATGACAAAAAACTCAGTAAACATAAACGAAGTACTTAGAGAGGATTATAAGTCTAAGACAAACAAATTCAACGGTAAGTATAATAAGACAACTATGTTTTGTCTTCCTATGATAGACTTAAATATTTCAGGAAAAGCAGTTGCTAAGTTTCTTAAGAATGCTTATCTTGATGATGAGTCTTTCCAGAAAGAAGTGGCGCGGCCGCTATTTCTCTTAATGTCTGTTCGTAGTTTTACTGATAGAGTTTGGGTTGAATTTTATAAAATTCTAACTACTAATGAATTTTATAAGACACAATTTGTCTGTGATTATGTAGTAGGAATGGAGGGAGATAACAATCTATTAATGATTGTAATGCAAGTTCCTAAGAGATGGGAAGATGACTTTGACTATTTCAAAGCTTCACAGTACTCTAAGATGTCAAAGGATTACAAATCTAAATTTCCTCAATACGATTCCTATGGTGAATCAAGAGAATGGGGAATTCTTCATAAATCTACTACTTGTAAAGATCAAATAGCTCGATCATTTATCAACCCTTCAACTACAACCACTGAACAAGCTGTTCGTTTTCGTAAGGAAATTGATACGTGGGATGAGTGCTACGATTCTGTTCATGAAGCTGAAGAAATTTATCATTATGCAACTACCAATAACACTAAAATCAATGGAGAAGTTTCCAGCTCGTGGGCAGACTGTAGAACCTAGAAAAGGATATAGATCTTTTACTTGTGAAGTATATGGTTGGAAACGTGCTATGATTTATAAAGTAGAAGATATGGGCATGACTTCACCACTTTGTACTATAAAAGGAATTAATGAAATGGGAGTTACTTTCACAGTATCTGAATACGCAGACAGAATGCAACTTGTAATATGACAACAGAAAAGAAAACAAAAGTCTTATGTTGCCCCGACACCCACGGTGATTTTGAAGCTACTACGCAATGTATTAATCGCTTCTTAAAGAAAGAGTTTGACTATTTAGTATTCTTAGGAGATGAAGTAGATCATTGGACGAGAAAGGACGGTGATATGATGAGGAATGTTAATATTATGATTCCTATAAAGAAGATGTTTCCAGACCGTGTTATTCTCTTACATTCTAATCATACCTACCCTTATTTCTTAGAAGATCCGGAAGAGTATAGATGTTCTGGTTTTAGACAAACTCTTTATCCTGCTTTACATGCTTTAATCTTTCCAGAAAGAAGGTTATGGCAGTATGCTTTTGGTATTAAAAATCATCTCTTTACTCATGCAGGAGTAAGTTTAAATTGGTATTTGGCTAATTATAAAACTCTTCTATCAACAGCTAAGAGAATGGGTATAGAAACTATTACTGCTCAGAATCTCTGGTTAATTCTTGAAGGAGTTGGTCAAACTTCTAACGCTCCAATTCTACATACAGTGGGAGCAAAAAGAGGTGGTATGGATTCTGATCATGGCGGTCCTTTATGGGCTGATAAAGAGGAATTACTTAATTCTCCTTTAGTAGGTTATGCTCAAATAGTAGGTCATAATAATGTAAATCACATAACTAGAATTTATCCTCACAAAAAGAGGAGTGAATCTACAAGTATTACATTTACAGATTGTCTTCACGCTAAAACACAATTCCTAGAATTAGAGATATGAATGTATTAGTATTACATAATACACAGGCTCTTTTAGAAGAAACAATCTTAGATCAAATTCTTTTAACCCCTCTTTCTGGAAAGAAAGGGTCTCTACTAAGAAAAGACAACTCTTTAGGAGAACATTATATAATTGCTACCAACATTTACATTCCAGCTCATTCTATAGCACACGAAAGAATTAATCAAATGCTAAAAGCAGCTAGATCACAAGGTAATGAGTATTTAATGATAATAACAAAATGAATCTAACAAAACTAAAACAGGAAGATAAAGTACAGAAGAATTCAGAACAGACTACATCAAGCAAGGGTCTATATGATCAGTTAAGAACTACTATTCAACAGTCGGCTGAAGTACAGGTGTCTAAATTTCAGCAAACGGCTAGTAATCCTGGCTTATTCCCAAGTAATGCAGGAACAATAGTTACTTCAGATTCTATAACTTTTAAAAGTTTTACTTTACCAGAATATTTTCGTTCTAAAATTTACGAGCCAGAGGCTATACCAGCACCATCTCAATTTATAACATCTCATGGTTTAATGATTCATAGAGAATCTTTAAAAAATATGACTGATGAATCTATTTTAGCATTAGAACCAGCTCGAGATTTTGGTGAATCTACTGATGATTATAATGATAGAAAAATGGCTATGCATGATTATTTTTTTGATCAGAGAGATAATATGCGTATAGGAGATGGTGTAGATGAAGTTATGAATATTCTTGACGAACCTTTCCAGGATGAGGGTGGGTTGCTTGAGAAATCTAGAGAAGTACCAAAGATAAACTGGGAAACAGTTAAAAATGCTAGTCCCTTTGAAACTTTAGATGCTTTACGTAAACCAAGACGTACTGGAAGACCAGCTATTAACGATGGTGACGGTAATGATGTGCCGGCTTCTTTAATGCCTGAGAAAAAGGTAATTAAGAAAACCACGAGAAAGACATTAGGGGAAGAAGTTAAACCTCCTTTTGTAGATGGTGGTTATTATCTAGATGGCGCGCTCTTCTCTAGAAATCTAACAAATAGTGAATATGGTGTATTCTGCAAAGCTGGTTATCAAACCGTTTTAAAGATGTTTCCTGAGTTAAAATACATAGAAAAAGAAAAACCAATTAATGAAGATGAAGAATGTATTATTCTTCTTTCTGAGTTAGCTGATTTCTTAGCTATGGAAGAATGTTCTTTGATTAAAGATTTTAACTTGAAAACTCATGGTTCAGATTATCAAACGGCTTATAAAAAATATCTTAAAAACATCTCATCATTTAAACGAAATAAAGATGGATAAAAAACACGTAATACTCGTAAAAGCTATTAAGATATTTGAATATCCTAAGTCAATGCTTAATAAAGAACATCCTGAACAAGACGCTATCCTTAGAGCTAAATCGGATATGCAAACTTTTTGTGATGAACGAATTAATCGAGATTTTGAAACCATAAATCATACTGATTTCACATATGAAGCTGAAGAACTTCCTGGTTATAAGTTTAGGAATCGTCAGTTTAATGATGGCGGCCCATTAGTTTCTCTCCATAAGATATGTCGTAGAATAGCTACAATGGAAATGGAAAAGATTCACGGCCCCCTTAATCATTCTGATAATGCTAAACTTTATGACTATATTCCTGAAGTTAGATCTAAGGATGGTTCTGAAGTTCTTCGTAAAGAAGAGTGGTATCTTAAGGAGGATTTAGAAAACGAGATGTTTAAAATCTATGATTACTACTTACGAATTCTACAGCCCACAAAATGATGAAGAAGAACAAAGAGAGTTAACTCTTATTGAACTTCAAGAAGAGCTTTTTCTACTTACAGAACTCTGGAAAGTAGAAAAAGCTAAGGATAAACGAAAAAAACTTAGAACTGAATGGCGACGACTTAGTTCTGAGTATAATACTCGAGTAAAATTTGAAGCTTATCAAAGTGAATTATAGAAAAATGTATCCATGTTGAGAAAGCACAGATTGGCGTCTGTGCTTTTCTTTTTATTTCAAACTATTTACTAAATACTTCCAATGAACACACAAGAAATACTTCAAAAAGCATCTATTTTCTTTGGGAATTCTCAAGAGGAAATAGTAGAAAAGGTTCGTTATGGGCACATAATACAAATAAGACAATTTATTTGTAAGTTAGCCAGAGTAATGAATCAAGATGATACTGAAATAGGTATTATTCTAAATACAGATAGAACTACAGTAATTAATGCTATTCGTAGAGCAGATTATCTTTATGAAAATAATAAAGATTTTCATGATTCCTATGATGAGTTTCGTAACTTCGTATGTCCTAACTCAGGAGTTCATCTACTTAAAACCATCTTTCCTGGACAGACTGAACTCGTAAAAATGACAGTTTCTGAACTTTCTTTAGTGAGACAGAGACTTCTCTTTTATGATGATGAATTAAAACATCTTATTCGAAAAACTATTCAAAGATAACATTATGCGCGTACTTTCCTTAGTATCACCCGAAAAGAGTGATATAAAATACTCAGTGATTAAATTCACTGATACACAGATTCTTTTGAATTTGTCTGAAGAATATCAAAGATTTGGTTTTACTCTTGATGAAAAAGAGCCGATTCAGATATCTTCTAGAATGTCTTGGACAGATTTACAGTATATTATTTCTGCTGTAGCTGCTCTTAGAAATCATGGTATAAAGAAGATTCATCTCTATTGTCCTTATTTCTTAGGGGCGCGTTCTGATAGATCTTTCCAGAAGATGGGAATAAACTACCTTAAACAAGTAATTTGTCCTATTCTTAACAGTTTGGGTCTGGAATCAATCTCTACAATGGATCCACATTCACATTGTCTTGAAATGGGGTTGAATAACTTCAAAGTAATTTCTAATGAGCGGCTCGTTAGTTTTGCTTTGGATCATCTTTTAAAAACTCGGTCAGCACCAGATGAAGGAAGTAGTAGAGATCTAGTTTGGCTTATTCCAGATAAAGGAGCTGTTGATAAAGCTTATGAGACTATAAAAGAATCTGCATTCAAAGGTAATGTTGTAGAGTGTACAAAACATCGCGATAAACTTACTGGAAAGATTACTTCTACAGATATTCCTGTGGATGTAGACTTTCAAGGTGACGAATGTATTATAGTAGATGATATTTGTGATGGTGGGTATACATTTATTAAACTTGCAGAAGCAGCAAAGAAGAAGGGTGCTGGTAATATACATCTTGTAGTCACACATGGCATTTTCTCCAAGGGGTTTCCTACAGAAATAGATCAAATTTATACAACAAATTCCTTTCAAGAGTTTACTCAGGAGTTTGATCGAGTTCACATTTTAAATGTATTCTAATGCTAAAGAAATTTACAAAAATCCTTCTTTCTGGAAAGAAGAAAAGAGATGATGAATGGGCAAGAGAACAAGATCATCTATTAAGAGAGGCTTGCCCAGAGTGTTTTACTATCCCAGAGTATAGTAATTACAAAGGAAATATCTACGCTGAACGTTTGATAGACGAATGGAAAACTCACGGTAAGATAGTCCTTGCTGTTGACTTCGACTCGACAATCTCTCCATGGAAAACGTTAAATAATTTATCAGATATTAAACGTACTATTTCTATTGTTAAACTAGCCAGAGAAGTAGGAGCTTATATTACTATCTGGACAGCTTGTCATCAAGATCGTTTTGAAGAGATTAAAGCTTACTGTAAATCTGTAGGAATTATAGTAGATTCTATTAATGAAAATCCAATTTCTTTACCTTTTGGATTACATAAGAAGATCTACTACAATCATTTATTAGATGATAGAGCTGCTTTAGTTGAATCTTTAAATATACTTGAATATTGCTGTTATCGAGTAAAATCAGAAAAAAATCAAGTAACCGAACAAACAGTAGAATTTTAACCTCACACTCAAAACTTTGATGTATGAATCCACTTCTAATGACTGATGGCTATAAAACAGGCCATCATCTAATGTATCCAAAAGGTACTACATTAGTTTATTCTAATTTTACTCCACGATCTGTATCTCGAATGCCAAATCAAGCCAAGGAGATTGTAGTATTTGGTATACAGTATACTATTATATATATCAATGATCTTTATAATAAAGAGTTCTTTAGTAAACCAAAAGAAGAAGTTTGTGGTGAAGCTAAAAGAATTCTATCTTCTTATTTAGGGGTAAATTATAATATATCTCATTTTGAAGCTTTACATGATTTAGGTTATTTACCCATAGAAGTTAAAGCTCTTCCTGAAGGTAGCATTGTTGGTGTAAGGATTCCTATTATGACTATTCATAATACATTACCAGAATTCTTTTGGTTAACTAATTTTCTTGAAACACTTATTAGTTGTCTTCTCTGGAAACCACTGCACTCCGCCGCTATAGCTTTTGGGTTTAAGAAAATTCTCTTAAGTTATGCTAAAAAGACAAATCCAGATGCTTTAGCTTTTGTTGATTTTCAATGTCATGATTTTGCCTATCGTGGTATGCAATCACCAGAAGCAGCAATAAGTTCTGATCTTGGGTTTTTGACTTCTTTTAAGGGAACGGATACAGTTCCAGCACTTCTTGCTGCTGAGTATTATTATGATGAACAAAACGCAGGATTTAGTGTGCCGGCTTCGGAACATTCTGTTTTAACAGCATATGGTAAAGAAGATGAAATTTCTTGTTTTGAACGAGTTATGAGCATCTTTCCTACAGGAATTCTTTCTATGGTTTCGGATTCCTTCGATCTCTGGAAAGTCTGTACTGAATATTTACCAAAGTTAAAAGAACAAATCTTAGCTCGCGATGGTAAGTTAGTAATTCGTCCTGATAGTGGAGATCCAGTGGAGATTATCTGTGGAATTTTAACTATACAAGTTGATGATAAGTATCTAACACAGGATGGACCATTAGCATTTGTTAGTAAAAATGAAGCTAAAGGTGTCATAGAATTACTCTGGGATGTTTTTGGAGGTACTACGACAGAACAAGGGTATAAAGTTCTTGATTCTCATATTGGTTGCATCTACGGAGATGGAATCACACTCGATCGCGCTGAAGAGATTTGTAAACGTCTAGAAGCTAAAGGATTTGCTTCAACTAATATAGTTCTTGGTGTAGGATCTTTCCAGTTAGGAATGGCGTCAAGAGACTCTCAAGGTAGTGCTATTAAATCAACTTATGTTGAAGTAGAAGGAAAAGGACGTGAAATCTTCAAAGACCCCATTACTGATGATGGAACTAAGAAATCAGCTAAAGGTCTTCTTGCTGTATATCGTCATGCTGCAGGAAATGATGTTTATCTTGCTGACCAGGTTTCCTGGAAAGAAGCAAACAACTGTGAACTAAAAACAGTATTTCTTAATGGTAAACTCACAAAGAAGTTTACTCTTGCAGAAGTACGAGAAAATCTATCAAAATACTTATGAGCAAACAAATATTAATCTGGTTAGGAAAACTATTTTGCTAAGAAAGAACTCTTAGTAATTTTTAAACAATTAAAAACTTCATAGAACATGAAATGTACATTAACAGATGGCTCCATAGCGAGCATAGGATGGCAATACGGAACTTGCAACAAATCATTAAAACACTCTAAAGGTGATACTATAGTATCGCAACAATGTACCACTTGCTTTATCAGACAGGGTGAGACGGTTCTTGCAGAGACTACTATAACCAGATATCATACAGATCAGGATAGTAAACCTTTAGCAAGAAAGACGACATTTGCTTTAGCGGTGGCAGGGTTTTCTAAAGAAGATAAAGCCCTTCTCTGGAAAGTATTTCTTTCTAATGTTAAGCTTCCAGGAGAAAAGATAAAAGTATTAAAAAAGACTGCAGAAGGAAGTACTGTAGTGTAGTTTGAGTAAAGTGAGCGGTCTCTAGAAGTAGGGGCCGCTCTTCTTTAAAAAAGATTTGGAGAAACAACAATAAAGTTGTATCTTTGCAAGAATATGACAGGAATAGAATTAGTAGCGCAAGAGCGCAAGGAACAGATTGAGAAACACGGAAGAACTATTGAATTAGATAAAAAGTTCAATTATAAATTTCAACTTACAGATGCTGTACTATCTTTGACACAGCCTGCTATTGAATTTGATGATTTAGAGGCTAATAGATGTCCAGATGACTGGGAACATACTATATGGAATAAAATGCTAAATAAACCTTATAAGGAACGATTAATTATAGCGGCAGCTTTACTTTGTGCAGAAATAGATAGAATATCATAATGAGTAAACAAAACAAGAAAATCAAGGTATTAGATGAAAAGACTGGTGAATATGAAGATCTATTCATAGATTCTGCTGAATTTGGAAAACCATATACTTTTTCTAGAGATCGCGAAATAGAATGGTTACTTGAGCAGGATGAATTAAATCTAATGGGATTAGATTTAGATGACGATTACATTTAAAAACTAAATGAAAGAGAAGAACGAAATAGTGCGGTCTGAAGACCGAAAGGAAAAGAATTTGTTAAAAGCTGCTGAAGCTAAAGCTAAGATTTGTAAAGATCTTGGTAAAGGTTCAGTAATGTGTCTCTGTGATAAGGGTGACATGGATGTAGAAGTTATTTCTACAGGCTCATTAGGGCTCGATATTGCTCTTGGCGTAGGTGGACTTCCTCGTGGACGAATCGTCGAGATTTATGGCCCAGAATCATCTGGAAAGACTACTCTGGCTATTCACTTAATAGCTGAAGCTCAGAAACTAGGAGGATTATGTGCTGTAATAGACGCTGAACACAGTTTTGACAAGAAGTATGCTCAGAATCTTGGGGTTAATGTAAGTGAATTAGATTTCTCTCAACCTGATTATGGTGAGCAGGGACTTGAAATAGCAGAAAGATTAATATCTTCTGGAGCTTATGATGTAGTTCTCATAGATTCAGTAGCTGCGCTTGTACCAAAAGCTGAAGTTGAAGGTGAAATGGGAGAAAACAAACTAGGCCTCCATGCGAGATTAATGTCTCAAGCGCTAAGGAAACTAACAGGAGTTGTTTCTAAGACTAACACATTACTTATTTTCATCAATCAATTACGAGAGAAAATTGGAGTTATGTTTGGTTCACCAGAAGTGACTACTGGCGGCAATTCTCTTAAGTTCTACGCTTCAGTACGACTGGATGTTCGTCGCTCATTAACTGCCGCTAATGCTGTAATGAATGGAGAAACTAAAGTAGGTAATCAAACTACCGTTAAAGTAATAAAGTCAAAGATTGCACCTCCCTTTGGAAAATGTGAATTTGATATTATCTACGGAGAAGGAATTGATCACTTAGAAGAAATAGTTAATATTGCTATTGAACTTGAATTAATAGAAAAAAGCGGCTCCTGGTTTCAATATGGCAAGGATCTTCGAATTCAAGGTAAAGAAGCTTTAAAACAGTTCTTAAAAGACAATCCAGAACTAGCCACAGAAATAGAAGCAGAAATAAGAAGGAGGTTGATACGATGAGAGAAGATAGGGGAGCGGGAGCTCGACATAATGACTCTAAAGTAAGACATGATCTTCTTGAACCATTTGCTATAAACGAATTAGCTAAAGTATTTACAGCAGGTTCTGAAAAGTATGCTCCACATAATTGGCTTAAAGGTATGAAGTGGTCTAAAATCACAGCATCTCTTAAGAGACATCTTAACGCTTATGAACGAGGAATAGACTATGATGAAGAAACAGGTATGTTACATGCCGCTCATATAGCTTGGAATGCAATGGCTTTACTTTCTTATTATAAGCACTATCCAGAAGGAGATGATCGGATTCATACTTTTATAGACAAACCAAAAATAGCACTCGATATAGATGATGTTTTAAATAACTTTATACAGGAATGGTGTAAGTTATGGAATCAACCAATACCAGACTGCTGGCATTTTGATAGAGAAATGCATGATAAA